CGCCAATAATAGCAGCATTATTGCCAATACGATTTTCATACTAATCCTTTAATAAATTTAGTTGTGACCATCTGCTCAAATAGAACGGCAGCAAGTCCACATTTGTTAGAGGTACCTCTCATCTCACGTGCCGACATTTTCTCATGCCGACCCCATATTACATCAACGCCTTTTATCGACTGGTCCGAGTTACACATTTCGGTAGTACCCTCAAAGTAGGTACAATCTTTGCAGAATTTCATTTTGCAGTTATCTCCTCTCCAACGTTTTGTATTGCGGTGCCCGCATTTATTACCTTGTTACCTATTTCTTTTTGCGTGTAGGTAGACAATATGAAAAGGGTTAGGGCAACAATAATAACTGTTTTCATGATACACCTGTCCAACGAACACGGTCAATATAGGATGCTTGATCAAACACATTACCACGCACAAAATTACGGGCAGGTGCTTTCCAACTTGCGGCACGCCATATATTACCATTCTCTTTCTCAACAAAGCAGAATGTGGAACGACTACCGCCACCAGAAATGGTGTCAATTCTCACATACTTTTTACCTGGCGCAAACTCAACGCCAAACTTATCTTCGGTGCAATCTATATCTTTAAGGAACTTAGCATAGTCTGCCACAATTACATCTTTCAAACCAATAAGGGCCGTAGCCAATTCATTGCTTACGTTCATATTATTTCTCCATAAGAAATTGCATCTTCATCATAACTATTTGCGGCTCGCATTCTTTCTTCGTGCTCGGCATACAATGCATCCAACACCGCATCAGCATCAAATTCCTCATCTACACCTAATTCGGCCAGCATACTTGCCAATTCATCAATTTCTTCTTTCTCTGTCAGTGCCACAACATTCTCCTCGTTTTTTAGTACAGTGCTCATAATATACCTCCACGCTAGGTTTGTCAAGTAGTGTTTTATTATCAAATTGAAACAACCGCAGGATCGGCTTGTACGCTGTTTTCTTTTGCTTTGATGATGGCAATAGCGTCCCGTATTTCAGCCCAGTCCTCCCGCTGCCGGTACGTGCCAATGTAGAATCCACGTATGGTATCTAACCCACGTATTGTGTCTCGGTCTGAAACATAGATAAAATCATAAGTGAAACCTTTTGTTCTCTTTCTGATAACAAAGTCTTGGAACTCTTGATAGTTACCAGCAACAACAAAAAGTTTCAAATTTGACCATTTCTTCATCAGTTATCCTTTTAGAAAGCAATACTTGGCGGCACTAATCCATATACTCATGGCAACATATGAAACAATCATAGTCAAGAACATTAGCAGGATGGTACCAGTGCCCAACAATAATTTTACCATTATGCCTCCGCACAATAGCCAGCATCAATCAAGGCTTTTGCAGTCCGACCGTATGATCCTTGCATTTTCCAAGCCATACCTGAGGTAATCAATTCTTGAAACAAATCAATAATGCCCTCTTCATCCAATTCGCCTTGTTCGTAGGCGATAACTTGATTTAATATAGACATTACTCTGCTCCTTTAAAACCTAGTTCAAATTCCATCATTAACATCTTAGCGATATTAATAAATTGACGGGCCGATTCTTTTGAATCATACTCAATCATCTCCTGTGCATCGGACAGATAACTCGCAACTACCATACCTGGGCCCGACAACCTAAACGTAATTGAATCTTTTATTGATTCTAAAATATCAGCCTTTGAGGCACCGTATGCCTGCAACTCCCAATTTAAATCACTCATATAAACTCCTATTTAAATACTATCAGTGCTAACAATATGCTGTTAAAGAAGAAACCCACAGCATTACTTATAATATACAGTTTGTCGTTTCTACCTAACGCACGAATCAAGAACAAGAACAAACCACTCCAGACCATCAACACCATACTAACTGGCGGAAGTCTATCGTTATAACCTAGAATCACACCAATACTTGTCGGAAGTGTCGCAGCATGTATTAGAACCATACCAACCCAACCACACAATTCACTCAAATCGAACTTACTATTTTTTGCTTTCATTTCAATCTCACTTTCTATACTTACAGTATAGTCGGAATCGGTAGGATTGTCAAGTGGTTTGAATTTGTTGTAAAAAAACGACACCGAAGTGTCGTTTTCTGTTATCTATTTGGAAACTTTCGCTTCCTCCATAGTGATTTACGTTGTTTTTCTTGCATCTTTTATCTCTCTGATAATACGGACTTGTGTATCTGGCACCACATGGATTCTAGCACGGAACATAACAGCATCCTCTGTAACCTGTTCCTGTTGTGTGAATTCTATCATCTTCGACTCAAACAATTTTTCTGCTATCTTACCAATCAATATTTTTTTGATCCCATGCTTAACATCTTCAGGATCGCATTTAGATGCAAATATTTCTGCATGTGAAACATGGTATGAGGCAGTTATTGTTTCACCTTGAATTTGGTGATCAATAAAACTGTCGCTGACATTACTGCCGAATGAAGTTTGACTAAACATGCCACTACCACCACCGCCACCAACACCAACTGGTATCGTATAAATTCCTGTGTCTGATTTTGGTACTTGAAATGTTGAATGTTTAGCCATCATAACTCCATAATATATTTGGTCCAGCGTGTAGGAATCGAACCCACATTAAAGGAGTAGAAATCCTCTGTATTATCCATTATACTAACGCCAGTTAGATTGAACCACCAGGTCCGTCTCTAGGTTTATCAACTTCAGTCTTGCGCCATTGTTCTGTATCAACAGGTTCACCTAAATGTAATGATGTTAAACTTTCCTCTGCACCAACATATCCTTTGAGAAATGTATTGAATGACAGGCTAATTCGTGTATCGGTGCTTTCTGTTGGTTCTACCATATGTGTCAAGTATGATGGAAATAAAACTAAATCACATGTACCAACATTGAACCACCACGACTCTGAATTGAAATGGTTGAAATTGTTTGTTGGTAATACTATGCGCCTGTAACCACTCTTGAAAAAATAGATTTTATCTTTTTCTGGATCTGCATTGATGTACATAACACCTGAGATATAACTATTTGGATGCTCATGCTTATGATGAAACTCACCTGGGTGAGTGTAGTTCAACCATGATTGTGTAATGTATGCTTCGACTGGATTAAATGGCGATTCTATATTACTCATGTAATAATTAACATAGAATTGAATAAATGATTTTAAACTTGCCATTGCAGGATCATTTAATATGTATCGATCCACACTCGTTGTGTTACCTGTGTTCTTGGTTACATTCAAGGCACATTTTTGTATGAGAGCAACTTCTCCATCGGTGTATTTTCTAGGCAGTTTGGCAAAAACTAACGGTGTAGGAAACAACTGATTAACAGTTGGTTCTGGATACATCGTGATTGTGCTTTTCTTTACCTGTTCGACCGTATCAATTACTTCACTGGTCTTTTTCTTTTTTGTTGACATTTTCTTCTCTTTCAATATCTAACCATAAATATGTTGCTGTTTCATCAATCACTCGTTGCGACCACATTTCCTCATTTTCAAGGACTGGCATATTATATTCATCAGACAACCATGGTTTGGTGTTAGATGAGATAGTCATATACTGTACTTTCATACATTACATGGTACATCATTCGCTTCACGATGTCAACTCTTTGAGTGGTATTCTTTGCACCCATCACTACTATTACCTGATGGCGTATTTGATTTTTTACCTGTTGTTCAATTAATATAGCAACACAAAAACCTGCAGGATCAGTGTATCCAGTTTTACTCAATAATATAGAATCAAACTCATGAAGCAGGACCTTGTTAGTATTACTTAGTACAATTGGTCGTTCTTTGCGTTTGACTTGGATCAAAATAGTTGATTCTTTTTTGGTAGATATGTGTCTAATCTGTGGGTAGTATGCTGCACCTACTACCAAATGTGCCACATCATTGGCAGTTGATACATTACCACTATTCAGTCCAGTAGGATCATTGAAGTGTGTATTCTTTAAACCCATCAGCATAGCACGGCTATTCATAGCAGATATAAATCTATCACGACCTCCAGGGTAATCTGCCGCAATTGTTTCTGCTGCACCGTTATCTGATCTGATTAGCATGGCATGAAATAGTTCACCACGGGTATATTCGCGGCGTGGTAATTTAGAACCTGCTTTATTGCTCAGTGTCAGCATTTTGTCCATATCTGTATTATGCTCTAGTGCCACAATTGCCGTCATCAATTTGGTGATGCTGGCCAGTCCACGAACACGGTCAACACTCTGTGCCTTAATAACTTGACCATACTCCAAATCTACATGCATAATAGACATGGTGTTTGTCGGAACAATTCGTTTGTGCTTTATTGTTTTCGCATCTGCCGATTGCATTATCAATAGAAATAACAATACAGCAAAAACTAACATCTCAACGATGGTTAGTTGTTTTGCATTGTACCAATTTTCTATGGCGTATCGGATGTTTATTAGTTTATCTTTTATATTCATACTACAATTATAGTCTGTTTTAATTTGTTTGTCAAGTTACCATTTTTCGGCACGTTGCCATGTATCATCAAAGTCTGCCGAATAGTCGGTAACATCGGGTATTCCTACCGCATAGTCATCTACACCTACCTCTTCCCAATCTAGGCCTTTTCTTATTGCGGTAGATATCCTGGAAGACTTTTCACGGGTTGCTGCACCCTCTGGTGTTTGATGATACTCGGTTAGTTTCTGTGAACGAACTGCCTTGTCCTCTTCAGTATGCTCTCGTACATTGCCACAAGAACGTGAACAATATGGTCCTCGTTTCTTGTGTGATACACCACATCTAGGACAAGTTTTTTGAATTGACATGCATTAGAAATTATCAAGTGCTGGATCGTAACTATACATTTTATTTTTAGAAGATATTTTTTCCATTTTTTCCTCTATGCATTCACATAATAGATGCCCTAAGATTAAATGTCCCTCTTGAATTTGTGGAGTTTGTGTTGAAGGAACTGCCACGTAATAATGTGCCCATTCTTGCATCCATGTTGTTTTCATACCCGTGAGTGCAATATTAACACAACCTATAATTTTACCAACTTTCATTGCCTCAAGTATATTTTCAGATGACCCTGATGTGGACAAATATACTGCTACATCACCAGGACGGGCAAGTGCAGTGAGTTGTCGAGAAAAGATTTCTTTGAAATTATAATCATTACCAACGGCAGTAATTGTGGAGGTATCTGTAGTTAAGGCAATTGCGGCATATGGTTCACTTTGTTGTATAAAATGTCCAACCAATTCTGCCGCTAGATGTTGTGATTCTGCTGCTGAACCGCCATTGCCCATAAAGAATATTTTATTGCCTCGCTGTAGTGCTTGATAACATGCCTGTGCAGCATTTTTCAATTCTGTTAATGGTGGTGGCACAACCTTTGAACCGAACGTTTGCGGTTCATTTAAAATTAAATCCGATACCATTTTCTGGGTATTAGCCAGTTTATCACTAAAATTCATAATAACTCCTATGCTGATTCGATTAGTTCATCTGGATCACATGTGGTAACGAAATTGATAAATGCGACTGCCTCATCTTCATTCTCATAATATCTTATGATGGTCTGTGCTGTATATTTGGAAACTATCATTAATAAAATGTAGTGGTCACGATAGGTGGAGAACTTAATCCACCACCCATTGCGACTCACTGGATACCAAAATTTGGTTTTACTTTCTATTTCAAGCCTTAGTTTTGGCTGACTCACTTTTGACGATTTTCTTTGCATCTTCGGCCGCATTCTGGTTAAATGTTACTACCTTCTTTGAGTATGTAGTAAATTGATTATCCGTGATGGAATCGAAGTACGCTATAGTATTATCTATTAATTGTTTGTTAAAGTCAATGGTTTTCACTGCTGCTTCCTCTGCCTTACGGTTAAGATCATTAAATGTGTAAAATACTGGAAATTGTGGTTGATTTAAAAACATTGTAGTTTCCTTTTGTAGTTGAATTCGTTAATTAACATTTCCACATCCGCAGTGTTCTTTGGATTATGTGACGAAATATAGTATTCTATTTCGCTTAGTTGTGGTCTTATGAACCATTGTATCAGTTTTTTTAGCATTGTGCAACCCTCCTATGATATTATATAGCATAGAAATGCTGCATTGCAGTATTTTATTTAGTGATATCTGATATTTGAAGATTGGTCAAATGAGCACGGCGTATCTTGCACTGCACCCAATCATTGTAATAATGTGGAGATAATAAGGCATCTCTGGCAAATATCTCTTTTGTTTCCAGATATGAACATTCCGATTTAGTCTTACATAGGTGAAGGATAGTCCTTACGAACTTATCCTCACCTAGGATTGAGACATCTTCTTTAAGTGTTTCGTTGGAACCGTAATAGGTTTGCCAGTCTGAAGATTTTCGGATTTTTTTTCTTTTACCGTTGACTTGCTTGTAGCCAGCAGATGTAAAGTATTTGCGTCCAATATATTTCCGTCCTGTAATTGTATTTTCTATCATATAAACAAAACCAAAACTCATTCCGTCATCGATATACTCACTGTCACATAATAACCATTTCATAGTGGTTCGTCATCATCCTCTTCATCAAAATCCTCTTGTTCTAAGATAAGATACTCTCCACAAAATGGACATGATGAAGGATCACTTTCAGTATTTAATTCATCATACTGAATAGTGAATTCGGTACTACATGCTGAACATTGATGCTGAAGTCTAATCATCTTTACCACACTTTGCTTTCTTGGATTTACCTAGCGCACCCAGATCGGCAGTCCATACTTTTGGTTTAGCATTCTTATCTACACCTTTAGGCATAGGGAATGTAATACCTGTGCGTTTTTCAACTTCAGCAATTGATACTTGACCTAATGTGATATCAGTTGGTTGTGATTCTTTATGCTCATAGATGAATGCTAGTGCTTCGTTTGTTTGGGTGTCAATGACAATCTTAAAGAGAGCCGAAGGTACAACCACATTACTCTTACCAATCTTTTTAGCCGAAAGTATGTCATAGATATCTCCTGGAATAACGATGAGTTTATGGTTACGTTGTACTGCCCATGCACGAACGTTTGATTCTAATTGTTTCCATACACCACGATTTAGATTAGGCAATTGTGGTGACATGTTGGTCATGAGAAATGATTCCCATTCTACTTGCTGATTGTATGATTGATCACCATCAGGTACCAAATGTCCTTGATCGTAACCAGTACCAGCATAATCTGTTGGTGATGCTTTCTTACCTAGTGGTAATGAATTGTCTGCAACGAATGCATTGGTACGTGCAATACAACCAAGTGCTGTTGTTGCATCGATTGAATATGATGCCCACACCGGAATCTTTGCTTGATTGTCGTGCATTGTAACATAACCACTGCGGCAAATTACTGTTGCATCTGGTTTAGTTACTGTTGGAATGCCATACGGTGCATGAACTGCACATTGGTCAATTGGTAGTGGTAATTTTTGGTCCCATGCGAATGATGGAACTGAGATGAATAACACCAATGCAAAAGAAAATAAATGTTTCATAGTCTACTCCTTGAAACTTTTATTTAGACAGATTATTTTCTCTGACAAATTGCATCTATTTTAAAATTCTTGAACTTCATCGAATAAGATAAACTGGATTTTGCCTGCTCACATGATTGTTGATCAGGAAACTCCATCGTCATCCGTGCCGGTTGGTCGCTTGGATCGTTTATGTGTACTGCTATTAGTATTAACAACCACATTATCGTTCTCCTGTGTCCATGAAATGATTTCCCATCGTCCATCATGATGTTCAACTAATGCTGTACATGATTCTACCCAATCACCATCATTCATATAAACTACACCATCTATTTCTTTTATCTCTGCTTTGTGTATGTGTCCACAAATAACACCATCATAACCTTTTTTCTTACAGTAACCAGCAAGATTCTTTTCGAAATGAAATATAAAATCTATTGCCCGTTTTACACGTTGTTTAAGATAAAGGCTAAGAGACCAATAGCCAAAACCAAGTCTATGACGGAGCCAATTGAATCGAGAGTTGAGAGCAAGAACGAAATCATATGCTTTATCTCCTAGTATGGATAACCACGGTGCTAGTCTTGTGATGCCATCAAATAAATCGCCATGTGTAATAAGATATCTTTTACCATCTGCGCCTACATGTTCACATTGATTTGTAATTTCTAATAATCCAAATCCTAGTCCATAGTGTAGGTATGGTCTGAGAAATTCATCGTGATTACCTAGAACATAAACTACTTTTGTGCCGTGTTTAGCATGACTGAGAACTCGGCGTACCACATTTGTATGTGATTGCTTCCAACGCCATTTGTTTTCTTTGATTTTCCATGCATCAATTATATCACCAACAAGATATAATGATTCACATGTATTGTGCTTGAGAAAATTATTCAGATGTCCTGCCTTGCAATCTTTCGAGCCAAGGTGGACATCTGAGATAAAGATACTGCGGTAGGTTTTTTCCATTATTCTTTCTGGTTACGGATCCAGAATCACCATATCACTGTGATCGATTTTTTTTATTTTACGTTGACTTTCATAGCAACTGGTATATCAATTTTATTTAAACCAAAAAGAGACTTTAATTTTTCAATAATGTAATTCACAGTGTCACCTATTAAGATACGGTTACTGTAAATGCTACTGGAACGTCAAAGTCAACTGTTTCAGGACGAACTTCAAGACCACCTTCAACTGCTGCTGGAGCATCTGCGGCAACTGTTACTGCACCAGTGATTTTAGCACCTAAAGGATTGCCATCGGAATCACGGGTATATGCTGTGATAGTGTAATCACCTGCTTCAACATTTTCAAACACTACAGAGTATGGAGCACTAAAAGCAGAACGAACATCATTACCTGGACCAAAAATATCATCACCTAGTGCTGCTGGTGTCAGGACAACAAAGACCGAGTTGAATTGAATGTTTGATGGAAACGATTGTTTAGTTGTTGCCAAATCTATGGTTACTGTATGAGCCATTTACTTCTCCTTTATGATTTTTATAAAACACAACATGATTATACCCGTCATATAAAAACTACTGCATCCTACTATCTATCGATACGAAGTTTTTAAATACAACTGTCACAATTATGCTGCTTTGCTCCATACGTTTTCCCATGAACCAGACAATGCACCCTTAGAATAGTCTGTTGCTCTATTTTCAAAAAAGTTTGTATGAGTTGGCGCATTGATCATTTCTTCTACCCACGGCAGAGGATTCTTCTTGACCTTGAATATACCTTTGAGTCCAAGACTAATCAATCTACGGTCTGCAATGTACCGAATGTATTTCTTGACATCTTCCGCAGTTAATCCTTCAATACCACCCGTAGCAAATGCCAAATCAATGAAGTTATCTTCTAGTTCTACCATTCTTTCTGCGATAGAATAGATTCTCGATTTGAGGTCATCATTCCATATTTCTTTGTTCTCTTCAATGTATGTACGGAACAGTTTAATCATTGACTCGGCGTGTTGTGTTTCATCAACGATTGACCAAGTAATAATTTGTCCCATGCCCTTCATCTTGCCTTGTCTAGGGAAGTTAAGTAGCATGATAAAGGAACTGAATAGTTGCATCCCTTCGGTGAAAGCAGAGAATACTGCAATGTGAGTAGCAGTAGTAGCCCTATCGCCACTCTGTGTGCTAAGATCAAGAACGTAATCATGTTTGTCCTTCATTTCTTGGTATGCTAGAAATTCTGAGTATGTGGTATCTGGCATACCTAGTGTTTCGATCAAGTGTGAGTATGCCGCAATGTGTAATGCCTCACGTGCCGCAAAACCTAGCAGCATCATTCTTACTTCAGGTTGAGGGAAATAAGGTAGATAATTATTAACATAACCACCTGCAACATCAATGTCACCCTGAGTAAAAAATCTGAATACATGAGTGAGAAAATTCTTTTCGTCCTTCGATAGTTTATTTTTCCAATCCTTAACATCCTCAAGCATTGGTACTTCAGTGTGAATCCAGTGTGATTGTTCATGTTGTAGCCATGCATTGTATGCCCAAGGATAGGCAAATGGTTTGAATGCTGTTCGTTCATCGGTTAATCTTACTTGCTGTTTTTTGATCATTCTATTTACTCTTATAGTTGTTATTGTTTTTTAAAAATCGTCATACATTACTGTGGTGGTATCACCTAATGCCCATTTCGGATTTTGTTCAACGACATATTTTTTAGTGCAGACTTTAAAATCAGGAAACTTCAATTCTTTTGGATTACTTGCTGCATCCAAGAATAGGCAACGATTGTTTGGTTGTGCTGCATACTGACCATTATCTAGTTCTATAAAATTAAAACTCTTGTGGTCCTCTGGCCATTCTGCATAACTTGTATCTATGATATTTAAATCAGGAGCAGAGTGGTCTACTGTAAACAAATAATTGCCTTGATAAAAATGTTTGTCTTTGGCATAAAACTTGGCAGTTAAATTTCTCAAGAATGATTTTTGAATTATAGAAAAATCATAACTAAAACAATCCCAAATTTGTAACATATCTAAAGGTAGAAACTTCTCAGGTTCAAGATTCTTTGTGCGTGACACAAACGCATGAAGAGGTAGTTTGTCATAAGCGGCACCATAGTTTGGTAAGTAAGATTCTATTCTAAATGCTTGCCCACGAATGCTTTTAATTGAAATCCATATACATGGTTCATATTCTCCATGACCTTTTTCAAAGTCGTAAAGAAATTCTTTTCGGATATAACAATGTATAGGCGGTAGGTTTGCAACTAAGTGTGCCATATTTATTTTTTAGGTTCGCAGGTTCTTGTTCGTTGAATTGTATTGTCTGATTGGCGTTCTTCTTTCCATTCAGAACAAATTTGTGTTTCTGATTTATCTGGAATAATTTTGTCTACCGTCCAGTTAGCAGTCATCCATCCTATTGCAGAGAAGAATCCCCACACTATCATTTCACCTATCATATCATTTCTCCATCAGTCTATCTACAAAATTTAATAATAATTTACCGTGTGTGTTCTTGTGCCAATACTTGTGTAGGTATGGTTTATCATACCAAAACTCTTGACTCTCTAAGTGTGGTCCAACTAATCCTATACGTCCTTTGATAATTGCTGCTGAATCCCCGTTTGCGTACCTGGCAATGGTTTCAAAAGTTGATTCGTTTCCGACAAATGCAGGTCCATCGTAAAAGAAGAACCTATCATTAGTGCCGTTCCAGTTACATTCAATTCCCTTACTGTAATATCTTCGGGTGCAGGTATTAGGTCGCTTAATATACTGGTCGCAAGTGACCCCGTCCAACAAATTAAAATAATGGCGATCAGCCCAATAAGCACCCATACAGATTCCAAGATATCTACCACCATTTTGTACGTACCTACGGATACTATTCCCATTATCTCTAAACAAAAAATCATAGGCATCGCTATCACCAATGCCACCAGCAAAACACACGATATCCACATCGTCAAAGAAGCCATCTTCAATTTCGTGCTTAGTGAAAGTTTTGAAAACATAGTTCTCCTCTAACGATTTGATGATACCATTTACCGATTGTATTGAACATCTTGGGTGATGAACAAATAGGGCAATTCTACCCTTCACATGCGAGGCATTCATTTCCATCCGCTATAGATTTTAGGTCAATTTCTTGAATAATATTTCGTTCAATCTTTTTGGATACTTTGTCTGCCTTAGCAAGTTTCTCAGAACGGCAATAGTATAATGTTTTCAGTCCTTGTTTCCATGCCAAGAAATGGCAAGCATGGAGATATTTTACATTTACATCAGGTCTGAAGAAAAGATTAATGGATTGTGCTTGATCAATATATTTTTGTCTATCTGCTGCATGTTCAACAACCCACCGTTGATCAATCTCCATTGAGGTTTTAAATACGTCTTTGATATACTGGTCCAATATATCCAAGTGCTGGACGGAACCGTCATTTGCAATGATAGATGACCAGATTTCTTGATAGTCCAATTTTGTGTCAACATCACATTTTCCCTTAATAATTTTATCTAACCATTTGTTCTTGTTTAAATGTGAACCAGAAAGAGTGTCTTGTCTATAAGCATTAGCACGATAAGGTTCTACACTAGGTGAAGTATTACCCATGATAATAGAGGAAGAAGCATTGGGAGCAATAGCCATAAGATGACTGAATCGCTGTCCTGTACCTTCAGCATCTGGTGCTTCACCACGTTCTTTACCAAGTGCCAAGTTCGCTTCATCAAGTTTGTTCCTAATATGTTTGAATATTTGCATGTTGATTGATTTTGCCAATGCAGATTCAAATGCTATTCCTTTCCTTTGTAGAAGAGCATGAAAACCAAGAGCGCCGATACCAATGCTCCGCTCACGGATAGCAGAGTATTTTGCTCTTTCAATGCTGCTAGGAGCACTAGAAATGAAATAGGTAAGAACGCAGTCAAGCATATCCGCAATGTCTTGTAAAAACTGAGGGTGGGTTTTCCATTCATCATAATACTCCAAGTTTACTGAAGATAGGCAGCATACCGCTGTCCGTTGTTTGTCTGTTGGTAAAATAATTTCAGAACAAAGATTACTCTGTTTGATTGATAGACCTAATTTCTTCTGAAACTCTGGCATCATTCGATTGCTTGTGTCAATAAAATGTAGATACGGTTCACCTGTGAGCATACGTGTTTCAAGAATACGTTGCCACAATTCACGTGCCGATACCACCTCACGCACCTCTTGTGTATGTGGATCTTTTAATTGCCATGAATCGTCTGCTTCTGGATCAAGCATTGCCTTCTCAATCAACAACATGAAGTCATCAGTGATGTTGATACCATGATGCAGATTTAATGTACGGAGATTTGGATCACCCGTAGGTTTTCTCATTTCAAGAAAGTTGATAATGTCAGGATGACTAATATCAAGGTATGCAGCATAACTACCACGACGAGTCCTACCTTGTCGATAAGCGAGAGATGATGCGTCATATGTGCGAAGATGTGGCATGATTCCAACCGATTTATCGTCTGCCGAACGAATCCCAAGACCAATTCCAACTCCACCTCCTAACATTGATAACCAGTTTACTTCTGATAGCGTATTAACCAATCCTTCGGCAGAATCGTCCAAATAAGGTAGAAAACAAGAAATAGGCAACCCACGTTTAGAACGACCAAAAGAGAGAATAGGAGTAGAATAAGATAACCAATGATTGCTACTATACTCATACAACCTTTGAGCATGTTCAGGACTGCTGCTAAATGCTTTTGAAACATATGCAAACCTTTCTTGTGGCGACTTCTCATCTTCCTTCATGTATGATTCTTGTAATCTTTTAATTCCCAACTCATCAAATAATTTATCACGATCTAAATCAATCTTAATGCTGCTAATATCTACCATCTCATCTCCGTTGTTTTCTTCCAGAATGTAAACTTTGCTATTGCTTCCAAACCATAAAATGTATTACTATCTATGATATCTTGAATTTCTTCTTTTGAAAATCCATTTAGTATCATCTCATTAATATCTTTACCATCCATGTTATCTGGCCAGATAACGACATAATGGCTCGATTTGATAGCATTTTCAAGTAACTTACATACCTCTTTGTTTCTTGGTTCATTATCAAATACTAGCACCAACTTCTTTGCTGAAATATTTTTTGCTGTCAATGATAAATTTGCATCACCAGATGCCACACAATTCTTTAGGAATAAAGAATCTAGTGGACCCTCAACAAGGTACACTGTCTGTGATAGATCAACTCTATCCATACCATAGATAAGTTTGTCATCACTATCATTGGTACGTAGTGTTACATACCGTAGAGTTTTATCAGATGTTTCCAATGCACGACCAGAGACTGCAACCAATTGATTGTGTCTATCAAAGAATGGTATAATCAATCGTGCATCATCAATCACTGTCTTGCCATGATCTGGTATCAGTGTATCACAAAACTCTTTATACTTGTTGGTAAAGAGCAATAGATTCCATACCTCTTTTGTCAGTGTTCGATTCTCAACATAGTTTAGACAAAAATGTCCACTTGGCAAGTCTGAGACCCATTCTGCATGTTCGAATACTCTTTGCTTTTCTGGTTTGCCAAATCGTGGTGCTGGTATATGGAAGGTAGGTGCAGTGTTGCTTTTGCGGATGAATGTATTGGATTCACCCGATTTGTATCTTTCAAGTATGTACTCTCCATGTAATGAAGAATCGACCTGCTTGAGTAAATTGGCAACATTGGTACCTGCTCCACAGTTATGACAACGGTAAAAAAGATCATTACCCTTGGCAAAAACATAACCACGGGCCTTTAGTTTGTTTGTTTGGGAATCACCACAGAATGGGCATGAGAAATTCCAAAGGTAAGTATTCTTCTGTTTGAAATTACGCAAACGAGAAGAAATTAATCGAACATATTTTATATCAGTAGGAAGAGACATACAACCATAATAACACTACCACTCAAAGAAGTCAACTTATTGAAAAAGTTTACCTAACATTTCAAGTTTGACGTTGGAAACTAACCATGCAAATACCATCACACCACCTGCAATCATCCATTTCCACTGTGATAGTTTTTGCAGGTCAGATTCTTCTTTTTTATTATGCTCATCAATACACTCACGTAAAGATTTGATTTCATCCATAATTCTACGTTCGGTAAGTTCTATCTTATCGGATAGATTCCTATCGGTAGTAGTTATTCTAGAATGAAGTTCTTTGATATCGCTCACGGTCTGCTCTTTTCTCTTGTCCATGTCTTGGTAAATTTGACCAGCCAGATCCAATTGGTTATCCGCGAGTTTCTCAATAACTCTATCCATTTTATCACAAAGAACTGCAAGTGTGTTGACTTTTTCTTTCAACACACTTACATCCACTTTTAGCGTTACTTCGTCAGCATCTTGGAGCATTTTACTTTTTGGCAGGAATTGCCGTTCCTTCTAGTTTCTTGTGTACCTTGATTGTCTTGCACACTTCTTTTTCTTTTTTAGTTTTGCTGTCCAACTCTTTGACACATACCTTTTTTGTCTCGGCAGCAAATGCTGCTTTGGTCAAAGGTGCAAAGAGTAGAAACAAAATCATTGAACCAACTAGCAATTCGTTTTTCATTTAAATCTCCGGATGTGGTGGTTGTGCAGGTGCAGGTTTACCACCAAATCCAGTAACAGGTTCTGCGGCAGCAACTGCTGATGTTGTTGTCATAATGCCACCCGCACCAACTGGTACAGAGTTCACAACTGTTTCAGGTGCAGGTGATTTTGCAACTGATGGTGGTTCTGGTGGAGGTGTATATGGTTTGTTCGCAGCATTAATTGCCATGCCACGCAAATCTTTATCATCACCTGCCAACATAATGCCTGATAATGTACCAGTCAAGAATGTAGCAATAGGAATAATCAATTCAAAGAACTTATTATCCACTGGACTCATACCGTTCATTGGTTGAGTAACAAAAATCAAACTATACAGAACCACAAATACAATACCAAATAGTGTAAGACCTAGAATAAGACCAATAAAAAACTTCAGTCGTGCATTCAGTTCTTCAGTGGTATATTTTTCTTTTGCAAATATCATTTTTCTCCTCCAGTTTTATCTTTTACATAGTGTTTTAAATCTTCAGGACAGGTACCATTAGCACTGCAATATGGTTTCTGGCATTGTCTCTCACCCCAATTTTCTGGGTTTTGGCAAGGATAACGATAGCGTTCATCACAGGCAAAAAGAGTAAGTGGTAACAACAGAAGTAGTATATATTTCATCTTATTATACTCCTAAAACGTGAAGTGCATGTGCATAATGTTTTTTACGATCTTCAAGTCCGATTGTGCCACCGTTGATGATTTTGGTCATCTTCTCAATGTCACCTTTATCTGCCCAATCATTTAGTTTGTTAGTTTCCCAGAACCAACAAGCAGATTGTGCTGCACCCTCAAAGGTGCCCATATATTCTGCTGCATCTTCAGGTGTAATCTCAAGTGATTGTGCAAACCAGGTATAGTTTGTTTTACCAGTCAATTGAATTAGACCACGACCACGGTATTTGTATCCATCACCAGATGCTTCGTTGCCGTTACCCATACGATCTGCATAGATTTT